AATAATCGGTAGCGGAAGATTGGGGCTCGCCGCCGACATTACGCCCGAAAAATTAACGGGTCGTCTATCTTTGACGCACCGTGTCTCTGAAGATCTAATAGCTTCCGCTGATGCTTGGACTGATACTCTTGGTGATTTTGGAGCGGGAGTTAAAGTAAAATGGAAGTGGTAATTGAAGCTAAGAATACTAGCAAGAGAGGTTAAGCAGCTGGTGGACCTGTTGGTGAACACCACGGACGAGAACGAGATTGCTACCATTCACGGTGCAATCAGAATTAAGCTCAAAATGATTAGGGAGATTCTAGATGGGCAACGTATCTGAACACTTCTCAGGAAGAGAATTTGCATGTAAATGCGGCTGCAAGTCTGAACTTAAGCTGGCTCGCTCCTTGGTTGATTTGCTAGAGGGAATACGCAAAGCTGCTGACGGTGATGCGATTAGAATTACATCTGGAGCTAGATGTAAAAAGCATAATCTTGAAACACCCGGGGCCGCAGGTAATTCATGGCACATTCCTAGAGATGGTGTTCTTTATGCGTCTGACATTACCTATGCCAATAGAGCCAAGATAAATAAGATAAGCATATTAAGACTTTACGTCTTGGCGGATAAGCTAGGCGCTAATGGTCTTGGTCTTTATAACGGAAGAATTCATGTAGACCAAAGGCCTGACGGTAGGGCAAGATGGATTCATAATGGAGTCACTTGGGAGTCAGAGTGATTTCCAAAGCCAGAAAACAATAACTCCTACTGTTGCTCCGATTCCAATTGCAAAAAGACGATCCATTAGTTTCTTCTTTCTATATTGTCGATAAATTAGCTTCCTGCTGTCTTCGTCAAATAGTACCATTTTAATCCCCGTTAACATCACATTTACGAATTTCTATTGCTACTCTAGGGTTTTCCCAATCACGCTTCCTAGAGCTTATGAGGCATCTTACCCAATAATCATTCTGATAGATACCTGCCTTCTGAAGGGCATCCATAGGGGCTGAGGCCAGGTTATCAACGTCTATAGACTGTCCTTTGGCAAGGTAGGAGATAACTCTGACTTCCATGGGTGTTTTTGGTGGAATTTCTGGATAATCCCCGGACTCCAACTGGTCTGCCAATTGGGACGCTGCATCCTTGTGCCACTTCTTAACGTCTGCCGGGGTGTATATATAGGCCCTGCCCTTTGCTATGCCTACTCGCTTAGAGTTCTTTTGGCTGACAGGTTTACCAAGGATGGTAAATTTCCAGATGAAGTCATCGTCCATCTTCATTATTGTCCTCCCTTATGTATGGATCGTAGTCACCAGGGCATGAACAAAAAAAGCAGCCTTTGTCGTTGCACTCATCGCACTCAGGCTCATCCTTCATGTGGTCTTCAATTTCCACTATTGCTCCCCCTCCTCTTCCTCTTCCTCTTCTTCCTCTTCTTTATTCTCACCAAATAAATCAGCGAGGTTCTCTTTCCAGGTGCCAGGATAGCAGTAACGACAATCCAAAGCTCCGCACAAACAAGGCTCTCGGTATCTCCCCGCCATTCTAGTGCTCCTTATTGGCTTCTTCTATTTCGTGCTCTTTGTGCATTTCGGCAGCTAGGTTCCAAGTCATTGCCATCATCATATGGGCAACCGCCTTTTCGCTTCCTTGGAATCTGTCTGCAATCTCCTGCAACTCTTTTATTGATCCTGGCGTTGCGAATAGATTGCTCTTTGTAAATAATTTGCTCATCTTTGTGTTCTCATAGATGCGTCCGATAGCTCCATGAAGGCTCCTCCTGAATGAAAACCTTCTCTGATTCTATCTGCAACTCTTTCTCCATAACGCTCTTTGAACGCTTGGGTGTTTAGGTTTGTTGTTATTATTGTTTTTCTAAAGTTAGAGTATCGTTCATCAATTAATTCGTCTAACCTCTGCAAGAAGTTTCCGTTCTTATCCAGGTATTCAACCCCAAGATCATCAATCACCATATAGCGAGATTCCATCATCTTCTCGAATTCCTTAGCGTAACCATTAGTTCTGGCTATCCTAGTCCCACTCCACCAGTATCGCTTAAGATATGTTGGGGCTTCTAGGGCCATATCATAAAGCCATGTTGCAGCTGCGGTAGACTTACCAGTTCCCTTGTCTGCTGAGAGTATTAAGCACCAGGCCTCTCTCGGAGTATCACTCCAATTTTTAACAATGTTAACTGCCTTGGTAGTTTTTAGATTTTCGAGATTCTTTATTATTCTCTCAGGGACACCCCAAGCACGTAGGCAGTTAAGCTTAGCGGTTGGTGTGGTTTCCTCTGATGGAAGTATAAAGTCTTCAGACTGGCTAGCTGCCTCTGACTTCTCCATCATTCTTTTGGCAATTTGCATGTAAGGGTCGCTTTCAAAATTCGGATGACTGGTCCCCATCTTTAAACTCCTCGCTTCCTTTATGGTGGCCTATTTGCTCTTGCTGAACTCCATTGTTAGCAAGCTCGATAAAGCCTTCTACCTTCGTTCCGTTTCTGAAGATGTATTCTGCTGAATGTCCTGCCGGATGCTTTGAATGCCAAGGGCAAATCCTGTTCCCATCAATAGCCTTCAATAAGTCACCCTTCGTGAATCCATCTTCCTTTATTCTTGCTCTGATTCTTTTCCAATCCCTAGAGCCGGGGCGTAGCATTTTTCCGCGAGTAGGATGCACTGTCCTATAATAGTTAACGATTTCAAGAATTGATTCAGAGATAGGAGCGCTAAGGGGGATATCAGCACTCTTAGCTCCTTTTCGTTTTCCATTATATCGCGTCCAATTATGGACAGTAAGCATCCCCTCGGTAGCATCAAGCAGTCGAAGCTCCACAAGGGTGTGAACGAAACCCTCATAACAGCCATCGTAATCTGCCGCTTCTGCTACATCAACATCCTCCATGCCTACCAGTCTGCCATCCTGCTTGTATTCAATACAGAAGCACCAAAGATTGTAGAGCGCTAACACTCCTTCAGGTCCAAGCTTGTTACGTAACCTTCTAATCTTTGGGTGAATACGCGTAGAAGTGCATAACCTTAACTCTTTAGGCATGAAGACTCCTTGATCGGTGTTATTGGCTAGTGAGGCGTTGGGACCAGGAGATAAGCATGGCACCAAATACCCTTGGGGAGAAATATATTCACCTCACTAGCACTGCTAGAATCGCAGATCATTACCCTCGTCGTCAACCTGATGTGCAGCTGCATCTACAGATAAATAATTATCTGCCTGAAGGTATTTCTCTCCTGGCTTGCGCGTCATTTCGAGCTTGCCCTTTTTGTCCTTAAAGTCATCGGTGTCTAGGCTTTCGTTATCGAAATCAACACCAACACTTGCACAAAATTCCTTAAGCTTCCATTTCGCTTTCGGTGCAGTGGTGACAATATTCTCTCGAGTTGTGAACCCAACCCCATCGTCATTCCAGATATCAAGCTCTAGAGCCATCCCCTGGTTGCCCGTACTAAAAGTTACAAGCTCGCACGAGGCGATTTTAAAGTTATAGACACCTTCTGGATATCCTTCATCAATCTCAGTTGGGTTATGATTTAATGCTACCATTGTTCTCTCCTTTAAGTTGGTAGGCCTGATAGACCTCCATGTAATTTCCATATGTAAAATCAATTTTTTCTGGCATTTCGTAACCCGCTCGGCTTTTTGCATCTCGACCAGGGCCACCTTCAAAATAACAAACTCTTTTATTGTCTCCTTTTTGCTTGGCGATTCTGTCGCCTTGCTTTAATACGGAAACAAAATCTTTGGTGATGTGACCTACTTGGTCTGACCATTCCAGGGTTGATTGCCATATGAACTTATGCATGGCTGCACCAATCTTCTGAAAGTCATCCCCAAGAGCATTCCCGTGTCTATGTAAACCTTCGTGAGCTAAGAGAACAATCCACATTCCTTTCTCTCTCCGAAGAATATCAAGACCCTTTAAAAGCCTCATGAACTCTATCGAAGCAAGCTTGTCTCCTTCAGCCCACTGGTTGAATCCGGGCTTACCTCTCTCTGAGGTCCAGCGACCACCGAAATGTTCTTTGCAGACATATTCCCGACAAAGCTTCTCGGCCTGATTTACAACATCAAGGATTAATGTTTCTCGATCATGATTAGTTTCGATTAAGAATTCAACAGCACCAAGGATATCCTGCCATTGCTCAATCTTTCCTACTTTGGGAATCTTGGGAACCTTTGCTGTGCATCCTTCCTCAGTCATAATGAAGACCGGTAAAGGTGTTTTAACTCCAAAGGTTGTCTTTCCTAATCCAGGGCCACTAACTAAAGTCAGTCTTGGCATTGGCTTAGGATCTTCAGACACCGTTAAGTCATACTCCATAGTTACTTTCTCTTTTCTAGTTGAAGTGTTGTTTCCTGATTGCTTGACAGTTCAGGATGTGAATTTTCAATTTGAATTAATTTCTCAGAACTCTCCAGGCTCTCTCTTCCTATGCAAACATTTAAGTAGTCGCATCCTCCGAAATTAAAACAAGCAGAGCTATTTCTAATATTGAGCAAAGAACTTGAATCTGGGCTGTGTTTCTTTTTGCCCTCCTCAAGAAGCTCGACAAAGGATGTAAGCTCATTGAACCTTTGATTGTGCTGATCTTCAGTACACATGACTTCATAACGAACATACTTCTCAGGGTGCTCCAGATAGTATTCCATTATTCGTTTATCAAATTCCTCGAGAGATTCCTGATTCTCAGCTTTTCTCTCTGCATACTCCTCATCAGTCTCAGATTTTCGTTTAGCAATCTTCTTCTTCTGTTTTGGCGAAGCCTTAGAAGTACCAACAACATCATAAACCAAGTTAGGGAACCCACTTCCTAGCCTCCATCCTGCTTCTCTATAGATAGTGCATTGAATATCCATTGGTAGTCTTGCGAAGTAAGTGCCAGTCACAGACTCTAAAGATACTGAGGTTGTCTTGTGCTCTAAGATTACAGGTAGTTCTGAGCCAAGTGTAATTGCATCAAGCTTTCCTCTGATGGTTATTTCCCCGTGTGCTGTATCGAGCTTAAAGCTGAACTCTTGCTCTACTAGCCATTGGGTCTTAGCATCTTGAATATCCTTTAGTTCTGACTGGTATCTCTTGTAGTACCCTGCGACATACGCCTTGCACCTGGAGAAGTTTATTCTCCCTTCTTCCGATTCCCAGTACGAGACATCACCAATGTAATCAAAGACATCTCCAGGAATTATGGTCCCATGCTTCTGCACGTCGAACTCATGCCATCCGACTGTGCTTTCATACATCATGATGAGGGCGTTTTTGTAGCTTAATCCCTGATGGAACGCCTCAAGGCCTCGATGAACTAAGGAGCCCGCCATCATTGCTGGTGATCCTCCTGCTGGCCTGTACATATCCATGTAGCGGTATCGGTATTTCCTTAGGCATCCTTGTGCTGTACTTAGACTGCTTGACGTATAAGCCATTTATTAATTCTCCTTTTTTTCTCCTAGTTTAAGGTTCTGTTTTTTTCTGAATTTATTTCTTGAATTATTTTTTCAATATTTCCAATCAGCTCTCCTTTCATGAAAAGCTGTCGCTGCCTTGTTTCATTTGGATGTTCTTTCTTCACAACCTTATCCACCTCGCTGTATATAAGTGCGCGAGCTATTGGCTTATCACTCGTCAATAGTGGATTAGATTGGAGAAATTGTTTTAACTTCTTCCGCTCATAGGTATTCATTGTATATTCGGCCCCTCTAACCTTTAGTTAAATTTGAATCTTCCTTCGCTGCCGTGATGCTACGCTCTGTCTCTTCCAGTAGTTTCTCAAATCTATCCAGACTCTCCCTAAACGATATCAGCAACGACCCAACCTCTTCACTTACCTCTGCTGCATCGACCCACTCTTTGGTCCCGATTAAGCTTCTTTCAAATTCCTCTGCCTCTTCAAGCTCCTCAGTTTCTTGAGCAGTGAAGATATATTCCATTCTTCTTTTTTCTCTTGGGGTAGGTTCTAATTCCTTTAACCCGTCGAATCCATCATGCTTGTTTTTCATAGGTTGTCCCTCTTATGCAGTCACAGGCTTTCTCTGCGCGTTGTGCTGCTTGCATTAAAAACTTTCTGTCGCTCTTTAGCTTTCCTAACCAATGCTCAATATATCCTGCTGAATTATTAAAACATTTATCTAAAGTTTCTTCAGGCACCCCTATGTCTGCAAGAAGGAAGCAATTTCCCATTTCAGCAACCAGCTCCTCTTCCGAGTAAGCATGATCACCGAAGAGACTTTTCATCCCTTCTTTTCTATTTAGTCTTGTCGTGTGTCCTGTGCTGTGAACAGCTTCGTGAAATCTTGTTGACCAATATTCTCCCCGTAAGGAAAACCTTTCAGGTGATGGCATCTTGATAATGTCTAGGGTTGGAGAGTAGGATGCGCCGTTGTAGCCGTGCTTGGTTACAGGCCCTCCGTCCTCTTCATATCTTGCAACGATGTCCATTGCATTTTTATCCCAATCTTCAGGAGGGACTGACTCTTCTTTTTCTTTTGGCCAGATGGTTTCATGATTCTCAATTTGGTTTCGATTAAAGATTTTATAGAATCGAGTAAATCCAAACCTTTTCTTTTCTCCGCCCTCAACCTTTTCGCCATGACCCCAGAAGACAATAGGGGTATATCTCTCACCCTCGCTGAGCTTAAAGCCCATCTTGTTAAGCTGCTTGGCTGTTAGCCAGTAGGAACAGTCAAAGCCGGAAACTAAGGGGCTTGTTATGAGTGCGTTGATTCCTCTGTAAGGACGCTTGGTTATAAAGTTCTGAGGTCTTCCTCCCCTCGAGGTGGACCAAGGCTTTTGCCAAGGCACCGTTCCGCTCTCAAGTAGTTCTACTATTTTCTCTGTAACAATCTTATTGACCTTCTCGCTCATTGTCTGCCTCCTTCCTTAGCTCCTGAATACGGTCCCAAGAGCAATGCCAAGCATACTTAACGACAGACTCGAACGCATTTATCCATTCGTGATAGTCTTTATCACCAGGATACTTTCCTTCCTTGGTCCGAATGTTTTCGAGTAAATCAAAGAGATGTCTGCCAACAAAAAAGTCTAGCTCTATTGTTCTTGCAGATTCGTTAACGTATTTAATGTGGTCTTCTGAGTTATACCTCAAGGTCTTATCTCCTTTTGCTGCGGCTCTCCCAAGCCGATTCTAATGGCAGACTATTGAACGGCGGTCTGCCAGCGCCAGGTGAGCCTTAAACTCCACCATCAGTGATGGCTATCCAGAGAAGGATTAGCCAATTCTGTTTATAATTTTTTCTTTTATTTCTTAGACGAGGCTTTTTTAGCTTCATCACTTTGCTCCCATACAGTTACGCGTTGAATGTATTTCCCAGAACAGAAGGAAGAACAGAAAGGATGGTCGTCAACGGTTTCGCCCTGGTGGGTGAAGGACGTCCCGCAATCGTAACACTGTTTCATTTTTTATCTCCTGGTCACTAGTATTACTAGTGCTACTGAGTGAGTTAACTAATAGTTTCTCCCTGGCTGACTCACTAGTTAATATGTCTGCTAATTGAACGATGATGTCAATAAGCAAACGGTCATTTTTTGCGAGTTTGTGCCCACTTAATGATCTTTTAAGTTCACTTATCTTCCGTTTAAGTACATTTATATTATTTATTGGCATCACTAAACCGCACGACGGTACGATCTTAGGTGATTCTTAGCTATATTGGCTGCTTCTTCTTTGATAGCTTTGACGGCGATAGTGCCTAGTTCGTTTGCCAGGAATTGGCTTAGCGTAAACAACTCATCTCTCGCCTCATTGGATAGGGCATTATCGTCTAACGTTACCTCATAGACGATGGCCTGATATTGCTGAATAGCATCGACCAATCTCATAGGTTCCTCCCCCGAGGAATATGGTTTATGCTAAATGCAATATAATATTATTTCGCAAGTAATTATGTGTATGCGTCTACACACATCCTTGCAGGTTATCCTACTTGTAGCTACCCTAATTCCTCTTCCTCCTCTTCAGGCTCACGGATGTATGTATCCCATTCATCCCCCCAAGCTCCCGTCAAAAGATACTCTCGTTGAGCAGCGGTCAGGGTTGGGAAAGCATCTTGAATAAGGGTTCCGTTGTTCCAGTCCGCAAACTGCTCCGGTGTGCAAGGCAGCTCAAGCTCCCTTATCTCCCCGGTGAACATGCTTCTTTTTGTTACTTTCATTTTCAGTCCCTTCTGGCCCACATTTTTCTGTAGGTCTTATGGTTGTCCATGAAGTCTTTCCATATTTCGCGCGGGACGAGAGGGGTTATCTCCATGACATTCTCGAATTTCTTAATATTAATTCCCGAGTTTTCTATCGAGAGGAGGATTCTTACGTGCCTCTTCTCCGCATACTTCTGATTCAAGGGTCCGATTAGTGGGCTGAATAGTCCCATTTAGCTCTTCTTTCTTTTCGATGTTTGAATTTCTGAGTTCTTGCTCGAACTGGCGAGTGAAGTATTCTTCTCTCTCCCATGACCTGTTGCTGAATGGAGAATACATTTTGTCCTTCCTAGTTAGTTTTATCCAATTTGAGCTTTATTCTAGATCTTAGCTTCTTTATTTCCTCTTGAGACATCTTTACTGCTTGTTTCGCTTCGCTTCCTTCTAGTTTGTGGGCCATGCTGTGGAATCCTTCTCCTCTTTTCATTGTATTATCAATGATTCTTTTCATTTCTGGGCTTAGTTGGTTGTGGTTTCGGAGTCTTTTACGCATCTCTTTTCTCCTCCACGCCTTATATCCTTGAAGACTTTTTATAGAAGTTTGCCATATTGGTTAGTTGTTCTTCCTCTTCTTTCTCCCTCGCGGCTATTTCTGTGAGGCAGGATTGAAGATCTTGTTCGAGCAGCGCCAAGTTCTGGGTTAGCTCGTCGCATTTTGCTTTGTAGTAATGGGACTTTGCCTGTTCCAGCTTTAGAAGTTTGAAGAATTTTTCAGCGTTGTCCCATTCTAGCTTGGCCATCTCGACGAGCCTCTCCTTTGAGGTGTTCTTAAACTCCTCGCTGCTTGGCTCACCGACGACTCTGGTTAATGGAATTCGTAAATGCATGTGACCTCCGTGTTTTATTCAATTAATAGAATTTCGCTAGAGTGCGGTTAGAAAAGATGCGATGCCGCGGTGGGCTGAGACAAAGAGTTCCCATTGAAGCCAAGCAGAGTGTTCTTTGGCCGGTGATAGCTTCCAGGCTCCCCACGGCCAAGCCTGGCAACATTCCCATGGCATTCCTTCCCAAGCTTGATCAATTTCCCACGGTTTGCGCTGTTCAATGTATGTTGAAATCATGTATTCTTCGTAGCTCATGCCTTATCTCCTTTAATAGAATTTCGATAGAAAGAAGAAAGGGGGCTTTCGCCCCCCTTGGGTTATTCACCCAGAGTCAGGTTCCGGATGCTCCGGGCTATTTGACCGAATGTCATGTATTCCGTGTTGCCTCCGTGTTGGTCTAACTCGCGTTGTCCGTAGAGTGCGGCCCACACGAACTTGACTTGCTTATTCTCAAAGCAACCTAGCTGCTCCTTCTGGTCCATCTTGACTTGATCAAGCTGCTCTCTCAGAGGACAGTAGAGGTCGTTATCGGTATCCTGGTTGGTTCGCCAGGCTGTCATGACCATCTTAAGGGTTTGACCGTCAAGCGGTCCCCCGTTGAGGGTGATGAACTCGGCTACCTTCTCGTTCCCGATAATCTCCATCGCGTCGTCGCTCTGGATGATGATATCGAGGATTTCTTGAAGGTCCTCGCTGGCGACGAACTCTTTGTAGAATCTCGTCACAGTCTGTGCTCGTCCTACTAACTTCTTGGCTTGAAGCCAGTCTCTTGTTCCCACTTGGTGGTCGTCTACTTCACGTTCTAGACTTTGGATTAGTTGGTTGTACATGTTTGCTTATCTCCTGTTAAAGCCGAAGCTTTTAAGTTTAGATTGTCTCCCTCAAGGAAGAAATCTTTTTGGTTGCACAAGCAAAACCAAAAAATTTCAATGCAGAGGGAGCAGATGACGAATCGCTAGGCTTGACTGGGGATAAGATGGACGGCCAGCGAAGCCGGAGTAGTGAAGGAGGCCAACGAGGAGGGAGCAAGAGAGGATGAATCTTGCCCCTCATCGAAGGCGAAAGGGCCGAAGCCCGAAGGCTTCATGAGCCTGGAAATGGTGGCAACTCAATGCTGTCATCCATGCCACAGTCACATATCCATGAGTTACATCCTTCACATATGTAATCGTCGGTGGTGAATTCTAGGGATTCATCGGCTAGACGGGCCTGAGGTGAGTTAGTTTCGCAATCCATGACGGTTATCTCCTTTTCTTTCGGGTCGAGAATGTCGACGATGAGCCGTACGGCCCGTTTGGTTGTTGGCAAGTGTGGTGACGGAGCCCCGAGGAGCCCCGACGAAGCCCCGAGGAGGAGCCCCGAAGGGAGGGCCAGAGGCCCTAGAAGGGCACCTCCATCTCGTCGAGGGGAGGCGGCACTAGCGGCTCGTGGTAGGCCGGGTGTTCGCCGTCGGCGTCAGGAATGAGTCCGATAATCATGACTTCCCAGGCACCAAGCTCGTCAGGGTCGTGGTTTAGGTCGTAGGCAACTTCAACATAAGGTAGTCGCATTTGGTAATCTGTAGTGTTCATCCTCTGTAACCTTTCGTAGGTGAATAATTAGCTCTCGCCCCCGCCGAGCTGATTTTCACTGGAGGAAGGTGGAAGAGGATGAATACGTTAAGCAGATTGCCGAAGGTGACGGATTAATGTGTGAAGGTGTCGGAGACCTGAACCATGAACCCTAGCGCAGGTGACGGAAGATCAATGAGTTACGGGCTAAATGACGAAGCCAAAGGCGTATTTAGGCTGGACACGATTGAGCGTATGTGGACGTGTGGGGGAAGGAAGGCCTGGAGGGACTGGAAGGAGCCACGCTTGTCAACAGCCAAGCGGGTCGTTCGGCGTCAAATTGAGAAGAATTAGAGTCGAACGAAATCCTTGATTAACTCTAGGGGGGTAACGCTCCGGAAGAATAACGCGCAACGCGCAAGATACTCTCTATGAATTTTTGCGCGATTTGGAAGGTCCGACAGTTATATATGGGACTGGAGCAAGTCTAGAATCATAGTAATACTAGTGCGCCTGATAGTAGTAAGAGGGGATAAAAGAAGTATGTACTTATTTGTGACCCTATGTCAAATAATTTTATAAGTGCCGGATATTGCTAGGGTGCTCTACCGAGATAATGCTTGACAAGTATCTCATAATTGACAAAATCTAGGTCAATATGGCGAAAGATCACACAGTAACGGTCTATCAAAATGCGGATAATCACAAGTTGCTGCATGACTTGTATATGATTACTCGGAAGCAGATTGAGGGACTTCGCCGCAAAGTTGAGGACGATGAGGATCTTACAGCAAAAGATTTAAAAACTCTCGACCTATGTTATGATGGACTCAAGAAACTAATTGGTGTCGAGAAGGAGCTGAAGACTGACGCTCTTGCCTCGATGACCGACGATGAACTTCGGGCTCTCGCTAGAAAAACCATTAGAGAGGGACTAGCATCCAGTAAAAAGGGTAAGTAATGGCCAAGAATCCACCAAAGAACGCCGCAGCAACCATACTGCTAAGTAGTCTTGCGCAGGATCCAGTCCACGCGGGCCATTCCGTTGAGGAACTGGCGCAATTGTTTTCTGGGCACCTTGATCTAGAAGGTAAGTCCCTGGATGATGCTATTGACCAGGCTATTAATAAAAGGTTGCTCCATCAAGAGGTGTCCAGTTGGGGGCCTTACCGAGATGAAGTGCGTCGGCGCGGTGACGAACCTGCTGGATTATCTCCTGCAACTGGCACAATCACCACTGGTCACTACGGGCCTCCTGGCCCCGGAGAAGCTCTCGCCCCTGAATGGGCAATCAAGGAGAAGTCCTTACCTAATTATCCTGATAGCATCCCGATAATAGATCGAGAAGCCTGGGAAAATTATCGCCCCGAGCGTAGAAATCCTCTCTCGGCGGGGTTTGAAGATATGAGCGATGAAGCCTGGGGAAAATACTTCGACGCGAATCGTGCCGATGAGAAAAGATGGCTTAAGCGATTCCGTGAAAGGGATGCAATAGAGAACGAGGCGTATAGGTCCAAGCTGGATTATGAAAGACGACCTGGCGGGCAAAGCTACATGCAGCCTAGTCAGGCAGAAAAAATCCTAAAGGATGCAGCAGGCGATCCAGGCAAGAAGAAGCAGACTAATGGGCAACCATCGGGTCCTTGGTTCGGGGTTCCTGAACGCCCGATGACCGAAAATGAGTTTCGCAACAGCCTAATCCATCCTTGGAACCCACCGGCTTCAATGCGGCAAAGCCAAATGACCCCGGAGCAAATCGAAGAAATCATGCAGACTAAAAAGAAGAAATGATTAAGATTAGAGCCTATAAGCCCTTGGATGAAGATTTTATCTATCATTCCTGGTTATCGTCAGTTGATTACAAAATCCCTGGTGTTCAGAAGGTTACTCGGTTAGTTATTGATAGTTGTGTGAGGGATGGTACTATTCTAGTGGCTTGTTCGGATGAAGATGCAGACCATATCCTTGGTTGGCTATCCTACTCCGAGAAGCTTGGTTTCCCGGTTGCTCTTTATACTTTTGTTAAAAAGCACCTAAGAAATCATGGGATAGGGGCCGCATTAATCAAGTCGAAGTTTAAAGAGGATACTATCCCGACAGCTTATTGGTCCTTTTGGTGCCAGAAGTTTAGCCTGAAGAAGAAGTGGGGCCTTAAGTTTAATTCGTTATTTCTACCGATATTAGTGGACAAATTGCATGGCGAAGCAGAACCTATCACCAGAAACGAAAGCTAGGCGTAAGGCACAGTCCCGAAAGCCCAAGCTGAATCTCACTGGTCGTGAGGTCCTGGAAGCCGCTGTTGGCCGCTTTGGAATCCCTGAAAAGACTAAAGTAGTTAGAAGAACTGCTGATATTACGCTTAACTTTAAGCGCCACCTATTCAAAGAGCAGCTAGACTTTATTAATGATCCGTCCAAGAGGAAAGCAGCGCTGTGTACCCGGCGAGCAGGAAAATCCTTTGCAGTCTCGCGATACTTGATCCAAGAGGCCATAGATAACCCAGAAACACTGTGCGTCTATATTGCACGAACAAGAGAAGCCGCGAAGCGGATTCTGTGGAACATGCTCAAGCAGGCTGACAAGCAATATCGGCTCGGGCTCAAATTCAATAACGCCACCCTGATAGCGCGATTCCCCAATGGGTCTGAAATTATATTCACAGGGGCAAACGATGCCTCTGATGTCGATAAGTTACGCGGTGCAGCATTTTCGCTGGCAGTTCTAGACGAAGCTGCCTTCTTTAACATCAACGTCAAGGAACTGGTCCGTGATGTACTCAGTCCGGCGCTATTAGATAATGATGGCACTTTGGCCATGATTAGCACTCCCAACGAAGTTTGCGCCGGATTCTTTTTCGATATTACCGAGCTGGAGAAGTACGGTTACTCTACTCATAAGTGGTCTATCAAAGACAATCCCTACATGACGCAAGCGGTCAAAGCCATCGAGCGTGATGTTAGAGCCGGGATCCTGAACCCAACCGAGCCATCCTATAAGCGTGAGTATGAGGGGTTATGGGTAAAGGATGACCGGTCCATCGTCTATAAGTATACGGATGCGAATGTCTATGACCAGCTTCCCGAGAATTGCTTCTGGGAATATATCATGGGGGTTGATTTAGGATATCATGACCCTACGGCAGTTATTGTTGCTGCGTTCTCCGATGACCATGAAGAACTCTTTATCGTCGAGCAGTTTAAGAAAAAGAATATGCTCACCCATGATGTCGAAGACCTTATCCGTGAATACCAGGCTCGCTATAATTTCAGCAAAATAGTGATGGATACGGGCGGTGGTGCGAGTCGTATGGTCTTGGAAACATTCAAAGAACGAACAACCCTCCCTATCGAGCCAGCCAAGAAGAGTGGCGATAAGGTTGGGCTTATCACTATGATGAATGCGGATATCGCAAGGGGCCTCATTAAAGTGAGGGCTGGTTCAGAATTGCTTCAGGAATGGGATAAGCTTCAGTACAACATGGCTGGAACGGCTGAAGATAAGCGATTCGACAATCACCTTAGTGACGCGGCGCTCTATGCCTGGATGGAGTCTCGGCATTTCCTTTATGAGGAAAAAGCCAAGGCCCCTAAGTTCGGAACTGCTGAATATTACAAAAAACTCGAAGATGATATTGAAGAGCGATTACTAAGAGAGCAAGAAAAAGAAGGCGGCTTTGACGAGGAACTGTGGGGAACAGGGTACTCCAACGAAGATGCTTTTTATAATTAAAACAATCAGTTGCACTAAAGGAAGTTAGGCATGGCGCAGGATCCTAGAAAATTACGAAAGTTATTAGATATTTTAACGCAATTCGGAGTAACCAAATACGAGTCAGAAGAACTCAAGATAGAGATAGTTAATCCTGTCACTTTAGCGCAACGTCTGTACGGAACTGGCCAAGAACACGTAGTTTCGGTTGCAAATGAGGGCTTTTCTATGGATAATTACGATAAAGAGGGGGCAGCTGACATCGAAGAGGAACAAAGTAGTAAGCTAGTTGACTCTCCCGACGGCTATCTCGGCTATTCCGACAAAGAAATCTTAAATTGGAGCGCAGGTTAATCATGTATGGGATTTACGACGATGTGTTTTGGTGGCAAGCCAAGAAAGACCCGCATGTTCCGATAGAGAAGTATATCCGGGTCTTGCGTGACGAACAGAGCGAGTTTTATAGCGATTTAAGCACTTATGTAGGGCTTTATGGCGGAAAACCGCTAAATGCTGCCGATGATTCCTTTAAATATCGCAATAATCGACCAAGATTGACCTTTAATATTATCCACTCCCTCTGTCAGGCAGCTACCGCAAAGATAGCAAAACATCGGCCTGGAATCTCTTTTCTTACCTCTGGCGGTGATTGGTCACAGCAAAGAAAGGCTAAAAACCTTGATAAGTTTATGCAGGGGCAGATTTATTCAACAAAAGCCTACGCCACTGCCCAAAAAGCATTTCTGGATGCCTGCATTGTAGGGACAGGAGTAATCAAGGTTTTTATGGAGCATGGGAAAACTAAACTCGAACGGGTTCCCCTGATTGAGTTAACGCTTGATAGCGCGGAATCCCAGACTTCAGAGCCAAGGCAGATCTTCCAGACTAAAATGGTTTCCCGTCACGTCCTAGCTGCAAAATTTCCAGAGCATAAGCAGGAGATTCTAGATGCAGTCGAAGAAAAGGATGAGTATGAAGAACACGAGCACCGGTATTCTGACATGGTTAAATGCCATGAAGCTTGGCACCTTCCGTCTGGACCTGATTCTGCTGATGGTCGTCATATTATCTCCATCGCAACAGCAACTCTTCTCGATGAAGAGTATGAAAAAGACTATTTCCCATTTATATTTATCCGATGGACAGAATCCCCTATTTCATTCTGGGGCAACGGCCTTGCCCGAGAGGTTAAAGGAATTCAGGTAGAGATTAATAAGTTACTGGCCCAGATTCAACAGCAGATGCATCTTGGGACTCCAAAGGTCTTCATTGACGAGTCCAGTAAGATTGTCAATGCTCACTTGAATAATCGAGTCTTTGGCGCAATTCGATACAGAGGAAAGCCCCCTCAGTTCTTTGTTCCTCGAACTGTATCGGGGGAAATGTTTTCCCACCTCGACAGGTTGGTTAATCAGGCATTTGAGCAGACAGGAATTTCTCAGTTGTCGGCGCAAAGTAAGAAACCGGCTGGCCTTGATTCAGGACGTGCTCTTCGTGAATTTTCTGACATAGAATCTGAAAGATTTATGGTTGTTGGTCAGGCCTATGAGGGTGTTTTCATCGAGATTGCCCGACAATTGATCTCCTTGGTTAAGGATGCTGTTGCAGAGGGAGAAGAGTATTTGTCTATCAGCTTCTCTCCTAATTCGGGAGTGGAGCATATCAAGTGGAAAGAAGTGAATATGAAGGATGACCAATACGTGATGCGTATTCAGCCTATTGGGTCACTTCCCCAAACACCGGCAGCAAAGTTATCGAGCGTGACTGAGATGCACATGAATGGAATGTTCACTACCGAGGAGGCTCACCAGCTTCTTGAATTTCCAGACTTAGACAGAAGCAATAAGCTCAAAAATGCCCACATAGAACTAATCGACAAGATTATCGACGATATGATCGATAAAGGAAATTACACGCCTCCTGAGCCCTATTTCAATTTGGGGCTTGGGTTAGAGCGCGTTCAGCAGGCCTACAACTTAGGCAAACTTGAAGGAGTTCCTGAGTCAAGGTTAGAGCTTCTGCGTAGGTGGATGACTCAAGCCGTTTCGACTATGGACCTAGCAAAACCAGAACCACCTATGATGATGCCACCAGGGGAAGGGGCTATGCCTCCTGGTGCTCCGGCTGGAATGCCGCCGGGTATGCCTCCAGGTATGCCTCCCGGCCCTCCTCCTGAAGCGCCAATGGCAATGCCGCCAGCGGGGGCTCCGGCCTTACCGTTAGGCGGTCCTCCAGGGGCAGCACCTATGGGTGGGTTACCAAGCTAAGGAATTAAAATGTCAGAAGCAGCAGAATCAGTGGTGGAAGCACCAGAAGCAACAGCAGATGTAGAAATATCTTCAGAAGAAGTATCGTATGATAACGTGCTTCCTGATGATTTGCCGGAGTTCAATATTTACTCGGAGGAAGAATCGGAGGATTCTCAAGTTGAGGCAGCGGAGGAAACGCCCCAAGTAAAAGAAAAAAGTGAATCAGAGAATACTTGGAGCGCTAGGGTAAAGAAGGACCGGCAATTACGTTCAAGAGAGATCGCGCATAAAAAGAGAGAGCAACATCTTAGTGCTCGTGAGCAAAAAATAGCGGGGATGGAGAATCTAAGGCAAAGTCTTTTGGATGATCCCAACGCATTTCTTAAGTCTCAAGGGATTGATCCATTAGATTTTTATGCTGATTGGACAAATAGAATTGCATCTGGGAAGAATGAAGCTTCTCCCAGAATGCGATTGGATAGTACGGAAAAAGAATTAAGAGAATTAAAGAACGAGTTGGCAAGAAGAGATCAATACAATGCAGAATCTCATGCTGCTCAACAGCAGCAACAGATTATTAATCAGTATTATGGGGAGATTAATTCCTTTAGAGAGACTGCAACAGACTATCCGCTTACCCAAGAGCAATGTTCAACAGAGGATATTGCAGAAGGAATAGGCGCTTATTATAAACAAACCGGCATTGAGCTAGGTTTCGATGAAGCATTTACCAAAATAGAAGAAGGCTTAAGGGCGAAAGAAGATGAAATCTTTAGCAACCCTGCCATCATAGCAAAATTTAAAAAATTTCATGGATTAGACGCATCAAAGAAAATGGGCAGACGAACGCAAACAACATTGTCCAATAAATTAGGAACTCCAGTAACCAAAGCTCCTGCGGATGAAATGTCCGATGAGGAAATTTATGATTACTGGAAAGGAAAACTGTTCACTTAAATTAGAAAGGAATACTTGCTATGCCAAGTTTTAATTTATCGAACTTCGATGCGGCCATGAAACACATGTATCCGTATAAGAAGGTCGAAAATCTTGTTTACAAAAATAACCCTCTACTGGCGATGATCCCAAAGGAAACTAAGTTTCCAGGGAAGAACGCCACCTATGCCGTTGAATACGGACTTACTCCTGGCCGTAGTGCTAATTTTGCTACAGCCCAAGCCAATCGTGGCGGAACGCAGTTGCAAGAATTTGTTGTAACCCGCGTTAAGGATTATGCAGTTGTATCCGTAGACAACGAAACTCTTTTAGCTGCTGATGGTAATGAAGGTTCATTGCTTGATGTTGCTAAGGTTAAGACAGACTCAGCCCTACATGCGCTTTCTCGTGCAATGGGTCGAGATGTTTATGGCTCTGGTCATGGTGACATTGGGCAAATCAATAACTCAACAGCGGCGACAGGGACATCTATTACCCTGACCACTCTTTCTGATGCGGTTAACTTTGAAAAAGGAATGCGTATCGTCTGTGGTACCGCTACTGCTGGTTCTGCACTGAATAACAACGGCGCTTCTGTTGAAGTTACCGCAGTTAATCGGGACACCGGAGTTCTTACCATCTCTACGGCGATGGAAGCTGCATGGGGAACCATTAGTGGTCAGTTTCACCTTTATCCTGAAGGCGATGCTTCAAACAATGTTGCAAAGGTGAAGATTGCAGGGCTGGACGCTTGGCTTCCTGCTTCTGTTTCATCTACAGCATTTTTTGGTGTTGACCGTACCTCAGACGTAACTCGTCTTGGTGGTCAGCGGATTGCTTGGGCGAGTACCAATATCCGGGAGCAGTTAATTGATGCTGGTGTTCGGGTAGCTCGTGAAGGTGGTCGTCCTGATTCTGTATTCTTGAATCCTCTTGATTGGGCAGAATTGGCCAAAGATCTTGAGGGAACTACATTGATTGCTTCAGCGGCGTCACATAACCGTCGTCGCTATGGTCCTAAGGATACTGCTGCCGCCTTTGGTTTCTCCAGTCTCCAGTTGGCTACGCCTACAGGCATGGTTGACGTTTATGCAGATCACAACTGTCCTGAGAATGTTGCATACATGCTTCAAATGGACACTTGGAAATTTAAGAGTCTTGGGGCTGCTCCTCGAATCTTGGACTTCGATGGTCTTAAGGGTATTCGTGAAGCTAATTCGGATGGAGTTGAGTATCGGTGGGGTTACTATGGTAACATGCTTTGCACTGCTCCAGCCTTTAACTGCCGCGTTGCATTGGCATAGGAGGATTAAATGTCTAGTTTAAATGGGGGAAGCCCTAAGAATTTGATTATGGTTGCAGGATCGTTTCGCGATGACCTTGCAAACCAAAAAGGTCATGGTTACTCCGTAACTGTCTCAGGTGGTATTTATACAATTAAGCTTGATAAAGCTTATGACGGTCTTGTATCGGCTACTGCTTCAGTCCTGAATGCTAGTCCCGCTACTGGTGAGTCATTGATTGCGGTTGTTATCTCGTACTCTATCACTGATGGTACTGCTGGCGGAACTGTTGTTATTCAGACTGTTGATGATGCTGGTAATCCTGAGACTACTATGACTAATGACGCTGAGATCCATTTCTGTATTGTCCTTGAAGAGGATACTGCTGTTTATGGATATGATGCAGTTTAAATAATTCTGTGGGGGGCTTCGGCCCCCTGCTTTATTTTCGGAGAAGCTTATGGCTAAAAAAGGTAAAAACGTATTAGCAATTATGCTTGGCGGTAAGGGTGGTAAGCCTCCAAAAAAGGAAGCGCCAGAAGATGATTACGAAGATGATTACGAAGAAGAAGCGGAAGATTCTGGCTACAGCGAGGCATTTTCGGAATCTGCTGAAGCGGCGTTTGAGGCGGTTGGCGCGGGAGATAGTGAAGGCTTTGGGGTGGCATTAAAGGATGCGATCCTAACTTGCCTGGAAGAGCATGGGGATGAGTAATGCCTGATTATGCGAAGCTAGAATTAAAAGGTGTTTACTCAACTGTTTCGGACTATAGCACTCCGCGAACAAAGTTTAAGCCTGCATCTTACACGGTTACTCCTGACGAGTATTTCCATTGCGAGGTTCAAGCGAATATTTCTTCGGATACTCCAGGGCATACGACAATAGATACCTCTATATTGGCTTCTGCTACGTTACTTGTAATTAAAAATAAAGACGCAACCAACTACGTCACGGCAACATTTGATTGCGCCGGGATGGGAAGCACTGACACTAGCGTAAGAATTCATGCTGGTGGGTTTTTTGTTACAACTGATTTCACCCCAGGGGAAAAGCTTAAGCTAGTCGCCAACTCAGCGGTGGTTGAGTGCGAAGTATTTGTAGTTGGGACGTAATGGCTGATAAATTCAAGGTTGAAGTCTATGGGACATTTTCAGAAAACTCTGATTATTCAGATCCGGGTACTGAGCTTATCCCCGAGGCTTACGGCTTAGAGTATGATGAATTTATTCAGATGATGGTAGAAGGTGAAGTTTCGGTAGGGACTGATATTGATACAAGTATTTTTAACAGTATCTCCTTATTGATTGTGAAGAATACGGACACTGGGGCCGGAAGAGTTGGGCAGGTAACGGTAGCCAACGCTACTCATACAGATCCTTCTAGCGGCGCAGGATTCGTGAGCCTCATTCATCCTGGCGGAATATTTGTTACAACAGATGTAACTCCTTCCGGCAAGGTAAATGTTGGGCGTCAGTTTGGTGAGCCCGGACCTCCGGTGATGTTTGAAGTTACTATAATTGGCTCATAGGGGAAACGAATGGCAACGGATTTATCGACACTAAGAAGCAGGGCGAGAATTAGGGCCGATGCTGTTGGCAATAACTTCTTTTCCGATTCTGAGATTGATCGTTATATCAATGTCGGTCTTGGTGAGCTGCATGACATCCTCGTTCAAAAATTTGAGGATTACTATGTCACCTCTAGGGAGTTCAATCTTGTTGGCGGCCAGACTACATATACCTTTGACGAGCTGGGAATTAGAAATTTCTACAAGTGTTTAGGTGTGGATGCTACTGATTCTGGTGAAACAATTAGGATCCGTCGATTCTCATTCGCAGAACGAGACAGATACACTGCAACTGCGATCACTGGTCGCGGTGGCTACACGGATTACCAGTATCAAATTAGAGGGGATGGCCTTGAATTCATTCCTGAGCCAAATACAACTTCAACTATTAAGCTTTGGTATATTCCTGCATTCTCAGACCTTGAAGAAGACGATGACGAGATTAATAGTTTCATCATGTCAAACTGGGAAGAGTATGCAGTCATTACTGCTGTTTATAAGATGAAGGAAAAAGAGGAGCTTAGTACCACTGTTATTGAGCGAGAGCTTGAAGCAATTAGAGTGAGAATAGCGGAAGCAGCAGCAAACAGAGATGCCGGTGAACCTGGAGGTATTTCTGACGAGCTAACGGGCACACGCTCTGGTTGGTTGAGAGCTTTTGAATGAAACGGTTTGATGCTTCTTTTGGATCCAATGATGAGGTGAATAGGGCACAGTCCACACTTCAAGAGTCAATAGGTATTCTTAGGGATAAGGATATTATTGATGGAAAACTTATTGTCATTGATGTCCCGAGCGGAACTACGGTAGCAGCAGGTCATGGGCTAGGTCGAAAATTCAAAGGTGCCTTCCCTGTCTTGATTAGGAATAAGAAAACAGGGGTTATCCAGACTTTTGATCATTTTGTTCCTCAAGCAAGTAGTGATGAATCACTTTATTACAACTTGAGCATACTAGGTGGTAACGAATTAACTGTTTCACTTTGGATATTCTAAATGCCATTAAGAAAACAAAAGGCGAGTATCAAATTCATGAGTGGTTTACAGGGCAAGGTAGACCATAAGGTAATGCCCCAAGAGCATTTGGTTACTCTTGAGAATGGGCGATTCGATAAGATAGGTGCGATAAATAAAAGGCGTGGCTGGACAATTGTAGACCAAGCAAGTGGTGACTTAATTGATTATAAAGGGTCACTCGTTTCAAGAAATATAGAGAGAAGCGATAGGTCTGGAACTGGTGTGCTTCATTCTGGGACGGTCTTTGCTCATGGTTCTCAAAAGTTTATAGGCGATAAAGGCTATTCTGATGGAATAGACTATACGATGACTCCTGTCTCAAAGGGATCTGAATACCGCCAAGAGGATGCTAATACTGCATTTAGCTCTGATGGCAAATGGGCTTGCGTAACCTTTGTTGATGTATCTTGGGATTTAGCCAACAATAAAGCCGTCTACACTAAGAGATTATCCATTGTTGATAGGGAAACAAATGCTCTTGTTGCCTCAGACCTCAAAGTAGGAACAGCGGTAAATAGCGGAAACAATGGGCGTCGAATGCGCCCCCTGTGGCTCGATAGCAAGTTTTATATTTTTGGTGAAGACGAGAAGGCTTTGAAGTTTTGGATTATTGATCCAACCGAAGCTAGTCCATCTCTAAAAAATGCGGCTAGTGCTGCCTCCGAAGGAGGAACAACGCTTCTTGCCCCTGGTTCCAGTAGCGGATACCCATTGGATGTAGATAGCGACTACGTTACTACTGAGGCAAGCTTTGATGTGTGCAATGCCTCTACTGGCAGATATGCACATGTTTGGACATCTAGGAAGACCTCTGCAACACACGAAATGTGCTGGTATGTTCTTGATACCGATAATCATTCATTCTCAATAAAGTACACGAGAAATTTATCAGGAGCGTTGGAGGATATCAGCGGAGCCAGTGCCCATCTTAAAGTACACAGAGCCGGAGTTACTGGAACTCACGCAAACAAGTTAGCCTTTTATGGGCAAGACGGTGTAGCAGTATTTATAGACACCGCCCCTGAAAGCGTTGATACCTCTGATGCGTCTTCATCAGTTGTGCTAAAGGTTAGTTTTAGCATTGGGGTAAATATTGCTCGTTGCGTCTTGAGAGATTCTATTAATCCTTGGTACGGAACAGACCAGGACGTTCAGGCATTTATAGAGTATGGGCAGGGATCTCCATCAGGAACTTCAGGCCAGTTTGCACTTCTTCAGTGGACAATGATCCACAGCGGGACAACCTCTGGAGATTATAATGTTAAGATACTAAGCTCAAGGGCGAGGCTGGCGTTTGGCATGGGAAGAGGACCATGCACACTTGGGTATTATCATGATGACAACTCAACGGCTAACACCGACACCTCTGAAGCTCCGATAAATACAATCTCATTATGCGAGACAGATACAAATGATTATTCAAAGAGATACAGCCGAAACGTAACGAATAATGCGAACAACCCCTCAAATATGTTTTCAGGCTATAGCCTTGTTCAGCACTATACGCAGTCAACATCCAATGAAAAGCTCACGGTTACGTTTGATCCTCCTTTGATTGTTGCATCGGAATTCTCGTTTCATCAGGTTGCCGGTACTAGTCTTGAATATGCGCATAACGGCGGAAGCCTTACGAGCACAGGCTCTACCAGTAGCACCGAGATCTCTGTCTCCTTTACAGGCGAATTATCAAAGCTCGAGTTTTTTAAGTCTGGCGGACAAATAAGTATCTATGGAATTGAGGTTGATACCGTTCTTCTTGTTGATGCCGTTCTTCCCTTGTGGGAAAGAGATAATCTCCCTGTGTCAACATTCGTTCCAGACTGGATACCAGATACAGTACAGACAGCATCCGTTACAGGGGCTTCGGCTCACCTGAATGGAACAGGGGTATCAATGCCCATTGGTCACTCTTTTGACCGATTTGGTACTGCTGGAGACTTGATCTTAAACTCGACGACGCATTTGTTTGACTTCAGAAGATACAATGAAGAGCGGATTGATATTCCTTCGCCAAGCAGGTCTATGCTTCATGATATTTTGTATGTGGCAGATAAGGGGCTGTTTCAATACGATGGTGAGAAGTTCTACACCGTTGGTTTTTTAGATAGACCGATGATTGGGGCAACCATTGTTGCTTCTTCGGGAAATCTTAGCAATGGAGTGTATTACTATAAGGCTGTTTACGAATGGGTTGATGCTCAAGGGAACCTCCACCAGAGCGAGCCTTCTGATGCTGTGACGGTTACATCTGACTCAACCCCGAAGAATCAGACAACCATAGACATAGCTGACTTGGATATTTTCTCAATCGCAGGCATAGAGTATAGACAGGATACTCGTGTCGCCATCTACAGAACTCAGGTTAATGGCTCTATCTATAATCATATAGCAACAATGCCATTAGGCATTCAGACAACTCCGCCATCGGGAGTTAGTTCTGGGCTCTTGACCTTTACGGATAATATTTCCGATGCCGTAGCTGCGACAGGAAAGTTTCTCTACACGGATGGCGGGGAGCTATCGAACAAGCAGCCTCCATACTCTGCAAGATATGTTGTTGCTCACAGAGATAGACTCTTTGTGATTGGAAAGAATGACGTTATCCACTACTCCAAACTTGCTCGCGATGGATTTGGTATTGGGTTTAACGAGGGGCTCTATATAAAAACCCCTGATAATATTTCAGACCCACCCAATGCTCTTGGAAGTATGGATGGGAATTTATTTATCTTTACAGAGCGCTCTATATTCATTGTTGCTGGAGAAGGCCCTGACAATCTAGGGGCTAGCGGCTTCTACGACACAAAACGAGTCCCTAGTCCTGTTGGGGCTATGCGTGGTTCCCCTGTTAAGCTTACTGCCCAAGGGCTTATATTCGTGTCTAAAAATAAGACAGGGTGCAAGATCTGGCTTCTTGCTAGGAATATGCAAGTCCAATATATCGGAGCAGCAGTAGAAGAGGTTCTTAATCCAACCGGCGGCAACCCCTATATTGTTCGAGATATCGTCAGTGACCCAAAACAAGACTTACTCTTGTTTCTTCTTTCGCAGGTTAGCGGAACTCCATCCAAGGTTAAGATGCTCACCTACAACCAAACAACAAACCAATGGGGTGTTGATATTGTTGAAGGCACCTATGGCTCTGGGGCTGGTGGCTCAATAGCTCTGACTAGCATAGCTGGCGATAAGCAGATGTACATGGGGATAAAAGAGGCAACCTCTCAAGATCCTATCACCTATGGCCAGGCAGAAACTTATGCTGATGATGGCGAGTATATCCCTCTTAAAGTTAAGACTGCCTGGATTAATCTTGCGGGCATTCAGTCTTACCAGAGAGCCTATGCTTTCCATGTCCTTGGTGAGTCCAAGGATGCAGTTACGCTAACCGTCAATGTTTATTATGACTATGACTCAACAACTCTACCGGCTACAAATACATATACATTTTCTGCCGGAAGCGCCGGAGAACTCCAGTTCAGAGGGCTCCTGTCAAAACAAAAGTGCCAAGCTATTCAATTTGAAATTGTTGATTCAGATAATAGTGGCAGCACTGATAGTGGATATACTTTATCGGAGATAGCGCTTGAGCTTGGCTTGAAGTCTGATGGCTATCGAGACTCACATGCAAAGCTAGCCAGTACCTCAACGATAGGCTCTAACAGCTAGGAGACAGTTATGCTACCTAAACGAAATATGGCACCAAATAGAGATCCAAACGCTTTTGGGGGAGCTTATAAAGCAGATAGACCTGTTCCCAAAGGCGCTGACCCTCATGACCCGTCTGAAAGAGAGACTGCTCCTGCCCTGAAGCCCGTGTCGCCAGCGCCTAAATGGTATGTAGAGGATCCTAAATCAGGAGCCGCAGGAAGAGAGGCGCAGATAGGGAAATTGCAGGGAGGCGGGGAAGGTACACGTTGGGGTGTAGGAAGGCCAGAAACTCAGGGGTCTCAATTTGAGTCCGCGACTGTTGGTGATTCCGCTCAAATCG